CCTACTTAATTTATTCAATTTTATCACATTTTGCTGGTTAAACCGCTATCCAGCCCTGTGTTACGTCGCCGCCAATTGACGGTAGCATTTTCCTATATTCTATCGATCCTGTGGTTCCAGCGGAGTTAATGTAAAGGCTGTACTGTCTAGCCTCTACTACGCCCTCTGGCGATCCCACACCCACTATAGGGATGCTTAGGCTTGCGTCTTGAGTGAACTGCCTGAACGGCTGAGCCATGGTCCCATCGCTTTCAACGATAGGCTGGGCTGCGTTAAGCCTAGGGCCTGTCACTTATCACCACCAATGATGTTAGCGGTTAACTGTATTATTACAGGCTTGACCGCATCCGTTAGGGTGAAACGGAACACCTCAAATCTTGCTGCCCTACCATTGCGACGCCAGATGGCCCTGCGGCTGTACTCACCGATCTTGCCTATGCTGCGAGAAATAGGCCCGCTCCATGTCTTGCCGTCCTTGGACCGCTCAAGCGTGATCTGAGGATCTGCCACCGACTCATTGCCAACGCCTGACTCTACCGTGAGCTCTAAGCTTGGGAAAAACACTGACTGCATATTGTTTTGGAAAGGCTGAGTAGCAACCCTTCGAACGATTGTGTTTTCGTATTCGGTGTAGACGTTTTGATCAAACTGACCAATGCGGCCGTCAATGATGTCGCCGCAGAGAATATTGTTGTACGCCTTAACCACAGAGGACACCCTCAGGGCTCCTAGATTACCCTCTAAGAACGACTTGCGCTCATGCCATCTCTGAGATGTGGTGTCGTATACAAGCGTTGTAGCGGGCAGGGCGAAGCCTATAAAGTAGGCTCCCTTGCTGGCGTATGCCCATGAGTAAATGCTTGCAACCTGAGTATCTGACAGCTTTGATAAAAGAGAGTCAATTGCAGTCGTAGAGACTTTGACTGTACTGTTACCGTTAAGAGCCCAGATAGCCGGCCCCTCGTTCTCTCCGCCGCCAACCCACATAAAGGTATCTTGCGCGTTTACGAGAGAGTAGGGCGCGTAGCATCCTTTCTGGAGAAATAGTCCGGTCCGCTGAAAAGGAAAGTCAGCTCCGCCGATATTCTGGAAAGCTTCAAACGTCTGGCCGCCTGAGATGAATAGCTGATTCTTATAGACGACTGGAGCAACAATGTCATCGGGGTCTGACTCGGCTGTACCGAAGTCTAAAGCGTTATAGCTCAGGCCGTTATTAATGGAGCTTACTATGAACTTCTTAGAGTCTGTGGTGATTAAGAAGTAGCCATCAATAAACACAACGAACTGAGGGGCACCATTCGCTGTGAAGTCAGAATCTGTGATCTGGGCGAACGTGTCCGTAACGTGGTTATAGATATAACCGTTACCGTTAGGCACGAGCACCATTAGCTGCGTTCCGTTATCCGCCATAGAGACGCGAGCAACACCAGCAACGTCGCCGATAAAGGTCAGGCTGTAATCGTCGCCAGACTGATCTAGACGGTATAACCGCTCGCCGTTCACGAAGTACGGCTTGCCAGCCATCTCGTGTGCGCCACGGTTTACGTTATCAAGTATTCCCGACGAAGCCAGCTGAACAATGCCCTCAGTGCCAAATAGAGTTTCTTGAGACAAGCCAGTACCCTGAACAATGTTCGGATACCAGTTAGTACACTCTTGCGCTGCGATAGGTAAAGAGTCGCTGACATAGAATCCGTTCGCTATCGGTAACTGGGTTACTGGCATCTAAGATACTCCGAACAAGCAGTCCGTAACGGTTATATTGTTTGTGGTCGTAGCATTGGAAACAAAAACTTCAAGATAATCAGAGGTAGCCACGGAGACGTTATAAAACACTCCCACGTTTGCCGTATTGGATGCGGACACTAATCTGGATATTTTAGCGGCAGAAATAACAGTGCCATTTTTTGCCAAATGAACAGTTAGATCCTGATTTGTCCCAACCACATCCAAAGTCACAGAGGCCGTCAAATGAACTGTAGTGGTCGTTGAACCTGTATAGGTCAACTTGCCTGTCGTATCCACTGTGAAACTAGCAACAGATCCCGCTACAAATGTACCTGCTACTTTTACAGGAGTGCTTGTTGTAGAAATCGTTGTGGCAGTTGAGTTGCCGTGCATAGATACTTGAGCGTTTATCTCATCAGCAATAGACGTTATCTGAATGCCGTTAGTATTAACCGCCGTTACACTAATACCACTACCAGCGACAATGCTTGCAATTGTGGGAGATGCTGCGGTTGTGTTTAATAAGATCGGGAGGCCGTCAGCATTCGCCGTGAAGTTATGACTTAGCACAATACCATTCTGGGCAGAGACGTTAGCATTAACGCCTGAGCCGCTTTCAATGTTTCTGATCTTATGAACAGAACCATTAACCTCTAGGACCGGAGCGCCAGTTATTGCGCCAGTCTGAACGATTGAGCCAGTGACGCCAAGGTTGGCCACGAAGTTATCGTAGCTGATCTTGTAGTTAGTCCCGTTCACAACGTAATCAAGATAACCGCCAGCTTGGACGGTATCTTTAGCTATGAACTCGCTTTTCTTGCGACCATCGGCTCTAATTGTCATTGCGTGTTAAGCTCCAATCCAATTGCGCCAGTAGATTCGGCGAGTATCTCTGCTTCTTGTTCTGGGTAGAAATGACCAGAAATCCCGTAGCTGTCGTCTTCGTTCCCTGCACCGATAGGCAGTGTTGACGGTAATGAGGTTGGACCCATGCGGCCACCAATGGTACGCATAGTATTCATGCCCTCGCGGGCTGCTTTAACCAATCCCTCTGAAACCACGCCCCCGTAATCAGGGGAGACCTCTATCGCCATGTTAGCGATGATTCCGCGCAGCGCGCCGGTGGGTACAGTGATTTCATCTCCAAGGCTATCGACCTCGGTATAGCCAAGCGTGATGCCCTGAGCATCTAGCTGAGCCATGTAATTATTTAGAGCGAATATGTAATCTTGGTACTCATCAGGCTCGAGAGGAGACTCGGATGCTTGAACCAGAATTCGCTGAAGTGATGCTTTTGCGACCTGCGCGACAGTAGCCATTACTCGTACGTTGCTCCTTTGTTGCGCTTCTTAGCAGTTTTGGCTGCATCTTTAAACGCTTGAGCCGTGGGTGCGCCTGTTTCGCCAGCGCTACGCATTCTACCGCCTGACTTCTTTTTTGCAGCCCTGCGCTTGTGAATGTTTTCGTATAGTCCAGCCATTATTCGTACCTTGCTGATTTAGCGCCTTTACACTTCCAGCGCTTGCGACTTAGGTTATTTGGCGTATTAGGATCGTTCTGCTTCTTTTTAGGCAATCCTTTCTTGATACCTAATGATCGAGCACAATATGCGTCACCCTTCTTAGTTCCAGCGCGTACTCGTGAACCGCCACCCTTTGCCTCGCCAGCCTGCCCATAGGAGACTTTCTTGCCGGATGCGGTGACTTTTACTTTAGCTTTGCCTTTACTTGGTTTTGCCATAAAGAATCAGGGGGCCGAAGCCCCCATCCTCAGTCAGTCGCTAGACCCCAAAGCCTTTTCCGGCAAACAAGGGGTTAAATGTGGCGTACGCCGGCAAGAGATCGAAACGAATCTTTTGCGTGTTAGCGTCACCGTCTGCGTACTTAGATACTCGGATTGACATACCGTCGCTAGTAGTAGCGATAGTGTCAGTAGAGTAGAGCTTAGGTAGCTTAACAGTACCCATACCGAACGCTTGCTTCGTGTAGAAGAGGTTAGGCTGGTACAGAGTTGAAGCAGCACCAAGGATCGTTACAACCGCAGCGTTTGCAGGAGCAGCGTCTACGTTGTTGTACTGACCGTTGGCCTCGTAGATAGCAGCACCAGAGACGGTAACTGTAGCAGCGTTGCCTGAAATAGTTACGTCTGCAAGTACAGTGCCAGTCCAAGGAACAACAGCGCCAGTTGCGTCAAGCATAGGCTGACGAGTAGCTACGTTGAGACGGTTAACGCCTGCAATAGTTACCATGTCACCAGCTTTGATAGTACCAGTACCCAGACCGTTCAAAGAAAGAACCTGAGTCATAGTGTCTTTAGCTGTGACGTAAGTTGCGTCAGGAGCAGAAGCCAAAGCGCCAGCACGGTCAGTAGTAGAACCTGAAGTGTAGCTAGGCAGTGCATTAGAAGTAAGCGCCATCATGCCACCGAAAGACTGGCTGATCTGTGCTTTTTCCCATGCTGTACGAACAAGGCCATCAGCCGCATTCAGACCGTTCTGAGCTGAAGACAGCGCAGTAGTAGTGAATGGGTTCATGATGTAATACTTCTCGTCGCTCATAGGAACGCCGATTGAATCCATCAATGCACCAGC